TAGTTGACCATTAAGAAGTTGAATTTTGATTCTAGGTAACATATTCGCTCCTCCTTTTATTTAGATGCTTCAGCTAACAGATAAATACCCTTCTTGTCGTATCTGCGGACAGAGCCACCTGTACGGAGCAAGAATGAGTAGATATCACCATAGTAAAGTGGGTTGTTTTCAGAGTCAAACATCTTCACTTCACCAATAGCACGTGAAACTGAAAGCTTGTGCCATGCAAGTGCTGCAGCTAATTCTCCTGCTTCGCCTGCTTCATCCCAAGGGAGTAAGGTCTTGTCGTTTTTAACACGAAGAACCTTTGAACGCTTCATAATATTGAAGCCGTAAAGATTTCCAACAATACCTCGTTGAACATCTGTCGAATTTGCGAAAGCCCACTTATCTGTATCTGCTAAATCAGCTAGCAAATCAGCGTACATGTATGCATCTAAGAGCAAATAACGATCGCCTTCTGGAATGTTATCTGCATCAAATTTTGTCATCAAGTTAATAACATCTTCTTTGCAGATGCGCTTGCGCTTTCCAATCGATGTTGCAGAAGTGTGTGCATCTCTTTCTTTTGTTCCTGTTGTAAGGATTACCTGCTCCTTTGGAACTAACTTACCCCAACACTCAAGCAAGCTAACATGTGCTTCTTCTTGAAGTTGTGACTTGTCATTTTGCAAGACGCTGTTGCGCTTATCGTAAGACAACTCAACTGTGTCTATATTTGGAATATAGATAGGATCAGTTGTGAACTCGTCGATTACGTATTCCAAGTCATGGTCTGTGCGTTGATTCACAGTTGCAGGTTTGGTTTGGCGATTCTTTTTCACACCTGAAGGAGCACCAGCATTAGGAATGTGCACCTTGTGATTTGAAACGTGAACTGAATCATCTACTGATTTTTCAGCAAACGAGTTTGATGGATAGAAGTTTTCCACCAAAGACTGCTGCCAAATTTCTTTGTTTAATGCCATTGTAATTTTGTTTTAATTTAAACCAATAAATAAGTAAATAATAAGTAAATGTAGGTGAGATGTATTACAGAGGATTACTCCTTATAATCAATTCCAAACTTCTCTTTATACTTTGCCTTGAAAGTTTCAGGAGAAGCAGCACGAAGGGTTGCGAGCTCGCCTGCTTGGTCGAGTTCGTCCCAACTCTTATTAGCGATATTTTCTGCACCCTTGTTCTCAGGAGCAAAGACAGAAGATGCCTTTACAAAAGGATTTGCTTTCATTGAATTAATCAATGCTTCTGTATTTTTTCTATCACTTTTCATGAGATTTGTAAAGCTTTCTTTTTGCTCGTTGGTAATTTTACCTTCTGCAATAGCTTTATCAATGAAAGAGGTAATTTCTTTCTGTTCCAACACAGCCAGCTTCTCTTTGTAGGTATTAACTGCATTCTCAAGTGCTTCAACTTTAGTTGCTGCATTCTCAAGCTCATTGATATGAGCTAAAATTGCGTTGTCGTCTGCCAAATTTGCAAATGATGCAACGCCCTTTAAGTGGTCTTTTAACGTCATTTCATTATCATTTAAAGGCTGTTCGAGCCTGTTATTAAAATAGTTGTATATTTCCTCGGTGGTAGATGCCTTTACATCTTCACCTTTCATATCGTAAATTCCATCTATTAGCTTCATTTCTAAAGCTTCTTGTGCGCTAATCCAATGGTCTTTTTCATCAAAGTATTTAGCGACAATTTCCTCTTTGTTTTGCCCTAAACGACCTGCTATCATTGATGCAAGGTCATTCTGTAAACTTTCAACTAGGGTTGCAGTTTCTCGAAGCTCCGAAGCCTTACCGTATGCTCCAGCACTAACAGCATGAAGCATCAATTTAGCGTAAGGCGACATGTACAGAGGTTTTCCACACAAGGCTATAATGCCTGCAATACTTGCTGCAACGCCATCTATATACATTGTTATATTAGCTTTGCTGTTACGAAGTGCGTTGAAAATCGCCATGCCTGAAAAAACATCTCCACCAGTGCTATTGATGCGTACATCAATCTTGTTGTACATCTTCTCTAAAGCGAGTAATTCTGATACAACTCTCTCAGAGTCGACTTGCTGATTTGCACCGACATTTCCATATAAAAGAATTGCGATTTCGCCATCACCAGGGATGGTGTTAAAAATGCTGCTATTTGTCATTTTCGGTTGTAAATTTTTTGCAAATATAAAGAGCACTTTTCGATAAAAAAAACGGCTTTTACATGGTTGCGTTACGTTTGTATATCATTGCAAATCAAATAGATACAATAAATAAAGCGTTTTTATTTCAGTAAAAAATATATGAACTTTGCACTACACATTATTAAAAGAATTACAATGGCAAAAGACAACAGTTTAAACAAAAAAAGTATTGCGCAATCGCTATATCTTGATGGCAACTATACGCAAGAAGAAATTGCAGAGAAAGTTGGAACAACCAGACAAACGATTGCAAGATGGGCAGAAAAAGGAAAGTGGCAGGAAATAAAAGCTTCAAAGACAATCACACCAGAGCAAATCATTTCGCAATGGAGTTATCAAATTGTAGAAATCAATAACAATATTATTTCACGACCACCAGGTGAACGATTTGCAACAACGCAAGAAGCGGATGCACTTGCAAAGATTGCAGGTGCTATCAAAAAACTAGAATCTGATATCGGTGTGCCAGATTGTGTGTCTGTTGCGATGCGCTTTCTTTCATGGTTAAGACCTATCGACATTGATAAAGCAAAAGAGTTCAACAACTTGTTTGATGCCTTTATAAAAGACCAAGCAAATAACAAAAAATAAATATGGTAAAATGGACCGACAAGCAAGCCCTTGCTATATGGGAAAAGTACAACAAAGGACTTGCGAAAAATATAGATATAGACGAATCTCTATCTCGCTATGACATTGATAAAATGCGTGAGAGGTTGGAGAAAGACCCAGTAGAATGGATAAAATACTTCTTTCCAAGCTATGCAAAGTACGAGTTTGCACCTTTCCATATAAAAGCAATAAAACGTCTTATTGCCAATGATGAATGGTACGAAGTTCTTTCCTGGTCAAGAGAGCTAGCAAAATCAACCGTTGTAATGTTCGTGTTGATGTATCTCACACTCACTAAACGCAAGAAGTTCGTTGCGCTTGCAAGTGCTACTATTGACGCAGCAGTACGTTTGTTGACGCCTTACAGAATCAACTTTGAGAACAATCCAAGAATACAACAGTTTTACGGAAAGCAACCAGTATTGGGTCAATGGACAGACAGAGAGTTCACTTGTACTTGTGGTGCTAAATTCATTGCCATTGGTGCAGGTTCTGCGCCTCGTGGTATGCGCAATGAATCTATTCGTCCTGATGTTATCTACATGGACGACTACGACACAGACGAGGATTGCAGAAATCCTGTAACGCTCAATAAAAAGTGGGATTGGGTGGAAAAGGCACTTTACCCCACACGTTCTATTTCTGAGCCTACACTGGTTATTTGGTGTGGTAATATCATCGCTAAAGACTGTTGCATCACACGTGCAGGCAAACTTGCAAATAGTTGGGATGTCGTGAATATTCGTGACAAAAACGGCAAAAGCACGTGGCCTGCAAAAAACACAGAAGAGCAGATAGACAGAACGTTATCCAAGATTAGTACAAAAGCGCAACAGGGTGAGTATTTTAACAACCCAGTGTCAGAAGGAAAGATTTTCAAAAATCTTGCATATGGCAAAGTTCCATCGTTAAAAAAGTTCCAATTTCTAATTGGATATGGCGACCCTGCGTATTCAGATTCAAAAAAGAAAGGTAGTTCTACCAAAGCCTTGTGGCTCATTGGTAAACTAAAAGGCGTGTATTACGTTATAAAAGGCTTCCTTGCACACGAAACAAACGCCAACTTTATTGGTTGGTATTTTGAGCTCGATAAGTATGTAGCAAAAAAGACCAATGTTTATTGGTATATCGAAAATAATAAGTTGCAAGACCCTTTCTATCAACAGGTCTTTAAACCGCTACTTCGTGATGAATGTGCAAAGCGAAAAACGCAGTTATTTATTCGTGAAGATACACGAAAAAAGACAGATAAAGCAACTCGTATAGAGGCTAATCTTGAGCCTTTAGATAGACTTGGCAGCATCATCTTCAATGAAGAAGAAAAAGACAATCCACACATGCAAGAACTTATCAATCAGTTTAAGCTCTTCGAACTTTCAATGCCTTATCCTGCAGACGGATGCGATGCCGTCGAGGGCGGTGTTACAATGACGGATACAAAAACAAATGAACTTGAACCAGTTTACACAATTGGCTACAACGAATTGAACGAAAATAACCCTTATACAATTTAAGTTATGCAGAACTTTATATCACTTGAAGATTACGATGCTTCAATTCATCGTGAAATTCTCGACAGCCTTTTAAGACAAGGCACATCAGATTATGATCCACAAATAATAGAAATATGCGAGGATAGAGCTATCTCTGAAATGAAAAGCTACCTTAATAAAAAATATGATTGCAAAGCTATCTTTTCACAGACAGGCGAAGAGAGACATCCTCTCATCTTGATGTTTGCGCTAGATATTGCAATCTACCATATTTTTTGCCAGCACAATCCTTACAAAATGTCTAAGATTAGAGAAGACAGGTACGAACGTGCAACGACCTGGCTTAAAGGCGTTATGAAAGGCGACATTACAGTTGAAGGAGCACCATTGCTACCTTCTGATGAACTTTCAGACAACTCGAATTGGCAGATAAAAAGCGAAGAAATTAGACCAGTATTTGATTAATCAGTTATGAAAAAGAATAAAAATAAAATTGTACAAGGTGGATATATTTCACAACCAGGCTTAAGACAGCCAGACGTAGTTCTTCAAATGCCTGAACTATTTCACTTTAACCTTGAAACTTACATGAATGCTGTTAATGCTGCTAAAAGCATTGATTATTCAAATCGTGTAAGGCTATATGACATGTACGAAAGTGCAGCGTTCGACTTGCATCTTTCAGGTGTCATGGATAAACGCTTACGTGGTGTAACGCAGATACCCATTGAGTTTCAGCGCAATGGAAAGCCAGACGAAGTTATCAATAAACAGCTGCGCTCACCATGGTTCAAAGAACTTAGAAAAGAACTTATCTTATCGGAGTTCTGGGGATTCAGTTTACTTCAGTTGTATGTAGAAGAGGACCAAAACATCCACTTTGAATGCATCAACAGAAAGCATTACGACCCAATTAAAAGGAAACTACTTCGCTTCCAAGGTGATATGGACGGAGTCCCAATTGAAAGCTTTCAGAACATGCTCTTTATAGGTAGTGAAAGGAAATTAGGCATATTTGCAGAAATCCTACCTGCAGTGCTTTACAAAAAAGGAAACATAGGTGACTGGGCTAGATTTTGCAACATCTTTGGTATGCCTATTCGTGAATATACCTACGACGCAGGCGATGAAGAAGCAAGAAGAAGATTAATCCAAGACGCAAGACGTCAAGGGTCAAACGCTGTATATATTCATCCAAAAGATAGCGATTTAACGCTAATTGAAGCAGGTAATAAGACAGGTTCAAGTGAACTATACAGAACTTTTGCAGAGTACTGGGATAGCAAAATGTCTATCAGAATTTTAGGAAATACGCTTACAACGGACGTAGGCAGTTCTGGAACTCAAGCTTTAGGCACAGTACACAAAGATGAAGAGGACGAAATGAATGCAGATGATAGAGAGTTTATTTTAGATATTCTCAACTATCAAATGAAAGACCTCTTCAACGCACTTGGTTTTAATACTGATGGTGGAGAGTTCGTATATGCGAAAAAAGACAAAATAAATGTAGCTCAGCAAATCGACATCGTTCAGAAGTGCAGTAATATGGGCTTACCCATCGACGACGATTATTTGTATGACACTTTCGGAATCGAAAAGCCAAAGGATTATAACGCACTTAAAGAGCAAAAGAACGCAGAAAAAGAAGCGTTAAAAGCTGCACTAAACTCTAATAAAGAGGAGGAAGAAAAAGGGAATTCAAACGACAATAAAACGTCATTTAAACAGCGTTTAAATCGTTTTTTTGGGATAGCCCCAACAAAAGGGGCAAAAGCCAACACTATAGACTTCTAGTTGATGAACTCTACTATGGCAAAAAGTGTTCATGCCATACACATTTTGACAACATAGATAGTGGAGTAAAATTCGATTTAGACGTGCTCGACGAGTTCGTGAATGCAATATATGGAGGTTTCGATGTAGAAAATTCCATAGAGCCTACCATGTGGAGAGAACTCACTAAAATAATGAACGAAGCCACGGCAAAAGGCTTATCAAAAGGCGAATTCTCAATTGATCACAATAGAGTTTTTTTAGACGCTGTGAAGCATGCAAATGAAATCTTTGCAGCCTTTAAAACACATGCAATGGGTAAAAGTATGGCATCAAAACTGCTTGATGATAACGGACACTTAAAGCCATTTGATAAGTGGATGAAAGATATATCTTCAATATCTTCTCATCATGTTGGTTCATGGCTAAAAACAGAATATAACACGGCTGTTCTTCGAGCTCATAACGCAGCGGATTGGCGTTCATTTATCGAAAATAAAGACATCATGCCTAACTTGCGATGGATGCCTACGACTTCACCTGATGCAGAAGCTGTGCATCGTGGCTACTGGGAGAAGAAATTAACTCTGCCTGTCGAGCATCCATTTTGGAACAAACATCATCCAGGCGATAGATGGAACTGCAAATGCTCTCTTGAATCTACAGACGATCCTGCATCGCCAGATGATATTCTTGATGATCTTCCAATTGAACCAGCACAGCGAGGATTAGAAAACAATCCTGGCAAGGATGGCAAAATATTTAACGATACCCATCCTTATTTTCCAAAGAGCTGCAATCAATGTAGTTTTTACAAGAATAGAGGGTTTAAAAATAAAGTGAAGACATGGTTTAATAACCATGAAAAGGATTGCTATAACTGTTCTTTCTTCAACAACAAGGAAGAAGAGCAAAAAAGAAGAAATAGCATAAAAGAATTTATTGAGAACGCTTTAAGCTTACCATGGGGAGGGAAAAAGGGTGTATACCTTGGCGAATTTTCAAATGAAGAAGTCAAAGCACTAAAAAGAATTGGGGTAGAATTAAAAGTTCCTTCTATTCATGTTATAGATACTGATTTAAAGCATGCTACACGTCCTGAAAAGATAAAAGCAGGAATTGCTGTAAGTGTCCAAGGTTTCAAAAATTTTGTGCAAAATTACGATAATCCGAAGATGTTCGAGGTGTATTGGGATGCTGAAAAAGTTGCTTTATTATACCTTACTAAATATGAGAACCAATATCAAAAATTCATAGTAAAGATAAACGGAAGTGGCATAAAATGCAATCGTGAAATATTGGATACAAATTATCTCAGAACTGCTTCTTTAATTCGTGACCCTAAGAATATAAGAAAAAACCCTAAGCTAAAAAAAATAAGATAGGTATGAGGTAGGAATCGAACCTACGATATGATGATCCATATAAATGAACCCCATGTCTCCCTTCTGACATCATCACCACACCTATCTTATATTGCAAATATAGCACTTAATTAAATACAATCCAAACAAAATGTAAGAAAAATGTCAATATCAGCCAAAGAAATTGCTTTTATCATTTCCAAATGCCCTGAAGAGATAGCAAAAGCAGCTCAAAATGAGCTACCACGCAAAGCTGCCATTATTGCAACGAACCACTTTAAAAACAACTTTAGACTGGGTGGTTTTACCAATAATGGCAATAAAAGTTGGGCTACAACCGTTCGCCAAAGGTATGGAAGCCGATATAAACCATTGACTTCAGGAACTGATACACTTATGAGAAGTATCTCTTCGCAAGTTTTGCCTGGCACTGTTATCATAAGCAATCCGCAACCATACGCTAACTACCATAATAATGGCGCAACGATAACAGTTACACCCAAAATGAAGAAGTTCTTCTGGGCGAAAGCCTATTCCATTGCAGGGCAAAAAAAGGGGAAGGGAAAGGGCAAAGACAAAAAAGCAAAGATGAGTTTTGATACGATGCCACCAGAAGCAAAGATGTGGATGAGTCTTGCACTCACAAAAAGAAAGACACTACGAATACCACAGCGAAGATTCATAGGTGAGAGTTTCGAACTCAATAAGAAGCTAAGAGAAATGATAGAAAAGAAGTTGAACGAATTAAAAGAAAAAGCATATGGAAGAACTAATTATTAATATCATAGA